GTGGTGCTGTAGTACAACGAAATGGGGGGAAAGCCTGTTGCTGCCATTGTAGCTCCTTAAAATGTGCCGCCTGAAATGCCGCCGATAGCGGTCAGTTTCTTGGCTATGTAAACACCACCAGCTACCGTCATAGCCCCAGTCGTGCTTGATTGTTCAGTTGTAGCAGTGATTGAAACAGTACCGGCGCCGTTAATCCGCATTCTTTCGGTGGTTATAAGACCACCATCATTTACAACGCCAATACCGACACCAAAAGCAAGGTATTCAGTGCCCCAAGCACTAGTACTAAACCCAGACCATATATCCGCTGATCTGCGCGGGTCGTTATCTCCGGTGCCTACAAATGTAGACTTAAACGAATACCCAGATGTCAGCCCTTGCGCTGTATTTCCTGACGTAGCTAAAAAATTTACGTTTGGTAAAGTTCCAAAATTAAGAGTAGATTCTATTTTTGCTTGGGAAGTTGCGCCGCCAGTCAGGGTTGAGACGCCTGTTACTCCAAGGGTTGTGCTGGCTGTAATTGCTGCGGCAGCTAGGGTGCCCGTAAATGTAGGGGATGCGCTCAAGACGGCGCTGCCCGTGCCTGTGCTGGTGGTGACTCCTGTGCCGCCGTTGGCGACCGCCAAGGTGCCGGCGACCGTGATGGCGCCGGTGGTGGCGCTGGCCGGCGTCAGGCCGGTCGTGCCGAAGTTGAGCGAACTGACACCAGATCCTGCACCGGAGAACTGCGCCCAGGTGATCGCGGTCACGCCGATCGTGCCGCCGGCGTTGCTCGTGCAGACCCAGCCCGTATCGGCCTGGGTGGTCCCGGTTTCGATGAACACGTACGCCCCAGGCACCTCGGCCCAGGTGTCCATGTCCAGAGCACGGGTCCACGAGCCTGCGGCGACAAGGTAGATGCCGTTGTCCGCAGCGGTCGACTGGTTCTTGACTAGGCAACGATCACCCGCCACCAGAGAGACCCCATCAATCGTCTGAGGCGCGGACAGCGTGATGTTGACCGTGGTCGCTGCGACGCAGGACGCTTTGGTGTCCAGGCCCTGGGCCACCGTGTCAACGTAGCTTTTGTTTGCGATGTCGGTGCTGCCCGACGGCGTGGTGCTCACCGTTCCTGTCGTCAAGGCGACAGAGGTCAGGTCAGTATTCGCCCCCTTCAGCGCGAAGGCCGCGCCGGCGCTGGTCGTGGCCCCGGTGCCGCCGTTGGCGATCGGAAGCGTGCCCGAGACGTCTGCCGTCAGGCTCACCGCCCCGAAGGTAGGCGCACCGGCGGCGTTGCCGTGCAGGACCGTGGTGGTGGTACCCAGGCTCGCCAGAGGCGCAGGGGCCGCGCCAGCGCCGCCACCCAGGACGATCGCGTTGGCGGTCAGTGCACCAGACGACGCCCAGGTCGTGCCGCTGGTGAAGTACGGCACGCCGCCGGACGTGCCGGCGACCGTCAGCGCCAAGGTACCCGTGCTAGTGATCGGGGACCCCGCGACAGAGATCAGGCCGCCCGTGAACGACTGCGCAACAGACGTCACACCGGTGCCGGTAGTGACCGAGCCCCAGGCGCCGTTCGCGTAGCCCTCAAAAGTGGCCGTGGTCGAGTTGTAGCGGAAGTTGCCGTTGGTGGCCGACCCGCGCTGCGCGGTAGTGCCTACCGGGACGACTAGGCCGCCGGTGCCCGGCAACACCGGGTTCGACGAGATCGCAATGACCGGGGAGTTGGCAAAGTCACCATCGGTGACGCTGATCTGGTTGGTCGTGCCCAGTACCGACCGGGTGACCACAGTGTTCGAGCTCGTCAGCACCAGGGCGCCGGTGCCCGACGCGCCGGCCACCGCCAGGGCAACCCCAGTCAGCGCGAACGTCGGGTTGCCCGCGACACCGTCACCGTTGGTGACCGACAGGCCGGTGGTGGACGAGGACATCGTCCTGGAGGCCACCGCGTTGCTGGCGGTCTTGGCGATCATGCCGTTGGAGGCCGCCTCAAGGCTCCCAGAGGCCGCGTTCAGGGTGATGGTGAGGGTAGACTGCGCCCCCGCGTCCACGAGCCCTACACCGGTCCCGTTGGACAGCGCGCGGCTGTTGTTGAGCGTGGGCTCTTGGTTCTTGGTCAGGAAGGTCTGGGTCTGCACGGGCGACCCGGCCAGCGCCGCGGTCGTCGTCCGTACCGTCACCCCGTTCTGGACGATCGGGACCGATTCAGTGCCCGTGATTGCACCGGCGGCGGGTAGTTGGGTGATTGTTACGTTTGCCATTACTGCCCCGGGGAGGTGGTCAAGGTGTCGAGGTTCCCGTTGTTCGATGGGGTCTGCGTGTTCTGTTCTGGAGACAGGTCAAACTGGTTGTTGCCAGTGGTCTCGATCGCATTCGGGTCTACCGCGATGCTGACATCGGGCCTGGGGAACCGGATCGTGATCTTCTCAGTCGGACGCGGCGCCAGCCGGTACGGGTCCTTCTCGTCCGCGCAGCCCTGGTCGCATACTAGCAAACCCGGGAAGTTTGGATCGGTTTGGGCCACCGAGTGCGCGCGCTTCATCTTGCACCGGTCGCAGATAAATATGGCGATGTCCGAACCGCCTCGGGTGTCGAGGAAGCGCGGCATGGCCTACCTTGAGTACACCGAGATGTTCGGCGCGAAGTAGATCGGCGATTTGTCGCGTTCTTCCTGCTCCGCCATGTTGAAGTACTTCTCGGCCTGGACCTCAAGGTACTGAATCCGCCCGACGTCAACGCCCGGGAGCTCCTGGGCCATCTGGTGCGCCAGCATGTTCTGGATCGCCATCAGCCACCGGTCGGGGATCGCGAGCTGTCCGCTCAAGGCGCCCACGTCCTGCACGTAGGCCGAGTACCACACCGTCATCTGCACGAACGAGCTCGATGGTGTTGGCCAGACCGTGATGGTGGCCTGGGGGATGGTGCGGTTGAGCCAGTACTGGAACGGCTGGTTGGCCGTGAAGTTCTTGTTGGGCAGGTTAGTGTAGTCGTCTCGGTTGAGCCGCGACATGGTGATTTCGGTCGAGTTGTTCCCGAAGTACAACTCACGCAGCGCCAGGGTGGTGCCGCCGGTGGCGCGCATCCGGTAGTACGACACGTTGGCGCCTGGGTCGATGTCCTGCCAGATCCACTGGCCATCGGTCACCGTGGCGCTGGTGGCGGTGTACAGGGCCTTCCAGGTGCTGTTGTCGGATGACGCCTCAAGCACGTAGCTCCAAACGGCATCGCCACCGCTGGCAACGTAGGGCATGAACCCGATCGACCCCAGGTACTGGGGGTTGCTGCCGTAGTTGACCGAGATGTTGCCGTTGGCCGACGTCTGCGCGCAGTACGTCGTGGTGTTCTGGTCGTAGACGTTGGCGACCGTGCCGCCGGCGGAGCTGGTGTACCCGCCAGAGGGCTGCGTCATGGTCCTGTACAGCGCGTTCAGGACGTCATTGCCACCGACCGGCAGCAGGTACTCGTACTGGTTGGCGAGCAGGCCGATGACCTGCTTCTTGATGGCAAAGTACTGGATGCCCTGATTGATCAGGTTGCTCAGGACATAGAAGAGCGACTCCTTGGCAGCCTGGACCTGCTCAACCGTCAGTTCCTCGGCGAGCTTACCCGCACGACGAGCGCCGTGGTCGATCAGGTTTTGGACGCTGATGGTCGTCTGTCCAACGGTGCCTGAGTACGCCATGGGTATCCTTTACCAGCCGGGGCATTTCCAACGCTTCAACGACGCCTTGGCGCGGGGTGCGTCACCCTTTGAGTGCTCCACCACGCCTGACATCCTGGCGCAGAACGAGTCCTTGCGGCCACCACCGCCGGGCTGCGGCGCCTTGAGGTGCGATCCGGTCTCCCGATTGTACTTCTCGCGACCTTTGGTGGTGAGCCCGGCGCCCTTGTCCACCGACAGCTTCTCACCACGCCCAACCGCCAACGACGGGCCGCCTTCTTTCTTCTTCACCGTCTCGGCGGACTGCTTGAACGCCTCGGCAGTCGGGGCGCCCTTAGCGCCTGGGCGGCGCATTTTCTCTTTGGACCCGTGCTCAATCCGCTCCTGCTTGGCGTGGATGTTGGCGTACAAGCCGCCGCCGCCCTTCATGCCGTCAGCCTTGACAAACTCCTTGCCGACGCTCTGCGGGACGCCACCAAACCCGCCCTTGGTGTGCGCGGCGGCTTCCATGAGGCGGTGTTGCGCTGGGGATTTGCTGGGCATGATCAGTCCGGGTTCTTGACAATCACGATGCTAAAGTTGCCCGTGACGTTTGAAGAGGACGTTGCGCTCGCCCGAACCTCAATGTCCGTTTTTTCAGTAAACGCCAGCGGGTAGTTCAACGGGATGTTGAAAGCACTACCGTTCCCGCACCGACCTTGGATCACGTTGTCAAATACCCCGCCTAGTGGCCTGCCGTACAGGCCGATGCTTGAATAAGCATTTGCAGAAGTGGAACCTGCAGAACTGAGGAAGTCAAAAACGTACCCCGTGTACCCGGCGGGCACGGTGTAAATGCAAGCAGTCGCACCACCGTCGGCGGTATAGACGCAATACACCGTTGCGGGCTTGCCAGTCGTTACCGTGCCAACCCCGGCGTAGATAGTGCCGGCAGCGGCGCCACCAGAGCCCGCGGTGTTGACCAGCAAATGGAATACGCGCAGGTACGAATTTGTCGTATTGACAGCGGTCTGACCGCTCAACGAGACCGTCTCGCTGATCTGGTTATAGCTGCCGTCCAGACCGTAGATAGTGACGGTTCTTGCCCCAGTCCCAGCCGCAGTATCGTTTGCGTCTGAGCTTGAAATCTTCATTACAGACGCACTCGCGGGGTACGCATAGACCGTACTCTCGCTCCAGATCGTCTCGTACGAGGTGCCAACAGTTGCGTTGAACCCGGACACTATAACGGCGGTGTGCCCGTCTACTTGGCCCCGCACGACCTGCAAGTCAAACGGTTCAAACGAGCCCTGCCGGGTCGCGGAAGAGTAGGTACCCATGTCTTTCCCCAAGTAAAAAACAGGGGCCGAGGCCCCTGTTGTCAGCGCATCTTGCGTAGCTCTGCGGAGGTGTGCCGGTGCACGCGACTAGCTGAACCCCCTCGCTTGTACCCTGACAGGCTACCGGTAGTCGGGCTGTTGCCAAGCACCTTCTGCATAGCCTGCTGGGCCGCTAGGGGCGGTGGATTCGCCATCGTGGGCATGCCCATGGGCGGCATCCCGGTGGGCATGCCCGCCGGTACACCAGCCCCCGGCATGCCTTGCGGCAGGTTGTCCGGGCCGATCATGCCGCCGTCAGCCTTGCACATCACGCCGCCCTTCTTGCGGGCCATCGGGGGGTTCACGAACCCCCGTCCAGCGCCAGCCTCTGGGGCGCGTGTCACGAGCCGCTTGATCGCGTCGTAGGCATTGCCTGGGGCATTACGAATCGCGCGAGCCATGCTCATGTCGCTCTCGTCAGGGCCGATGGCCTTGTCGTAAGCGCCGCGACTGCGGTCAACCATGGGGCCGCCATCGGCCTTCATGGTGACCTTGCCGCCCTTCTTGAAGGT